AACCTCACGGTTGAAGCGCCGCCATACCCGATTTCGTATTTGATACCGCCGCGCTGCCCGGCATAGATGTAGCAATCGTCAACGCCACCATTATCCTGCGTGTTATTGGAATAGACCATATAAATATTGTTACCGACCGTAACCCCGCGCGGAAAGCTCAACACCAGCCGCCGCAGACCGGAGCGAAAACAGGCGACATGCGAGTTCGGGTTGCCAAGTGTCACGCAATGCGTGCCGGGATCGAACCCGGAGGGCCAGTGCAGCGTTGAACCGCTGACGCCTTCAAGGACAACCCCGTAAGGCACGATCAGCGACGTTGCGGCGGGCGACGGGTTCATGAAAAAACTGCCATGCCCCACCAGCACGACATCCCCGGCGTAGCCGCCAGCGCCTTCCGACGTGCCGCCGTGACGGCCGCCGAAAAACAAAGCGTTCTGGATTGCCCTGAAACAATTGGTTGCCGTGGCGTCGTTGTTGTCCCAATCCCCCACCGCCCCGAATTGTTCGACGCGCGTAAAACCGTCAGGGACGTATTGCCAATGATTGCCCGCCGCATCGGTGAAGCTGGCGGTCGGCGGCGATAGGGAATTGATGGTGTAGGTGAAACCCGAGCCGGTGCCACCGATGAAAGCTGCTGGCGCGGTCACCACATCGCCCATGGCATACCCCGCGCCCGGTTCGGTGCTGCCATCCACCGAAGTCACCGCGCCTCCGGAAATAACGACGGTGGCGATCAATCCTAATCCGACGCCGCCGCCGAGCGGCACGCCGTAATAAGTGCCGTTGGTATAACCCGAACCGCCGACGAGGACGCCACCGGCAACGAAGCTGTCGAGGAAAGGCACGCCGGGTGCGAGCTTTTTGAAGGTCGCGCCGCCAATGCCGGGCACGCTGTAACCAAGCGTGCGGATCGCGCTATAGCGCGAAAGATCAAGCACCATCGCCAGCGCGCGGCTGGCGAAGTTGGGCTGCACATTGATATCGGTCTCAAGCACGCCCGCGTTGAACCGCAGCCCAGCCCCGGCGTTGACCTGTAGCGCGCCGCTTGCGAGCGCGAGACCGGCTCCCGCGTTGACCTGTACCGCACCGGAGGAAAAATTCAGGCCGCCCCCGACGTTGACCTGTAGCGCACCGGAGGAAAAATTCAGACCGTTGCCGGAATTGACCTGCAGCGAAGTGCCGGAAAAATTCAAGCCGCTTCCGGTCGGAATATCGCCGGTATGCGTGCCGAGCGACGAAACGCCCGCGACAATGTTGGCTTGCAGCGAGAACGGCACTTTCGCAAAAGTCTGTGTTACTTCATTCCAGATCAGATTGTACGAGTTCGGCATGTCCGCAGGCGGGATCGTCGGCGTGATCTGGAATTGCGCATAGTCGAGATCGAGAAAATAGCCGCCCGCTTCCTTGTCGATATTGATGCCGGTGCGGCCATAAACACCCGCAGGAAAGTTCACCAGCGTCTTGAATTTGAGATCGGGGAAATCGGTCACGGCACTACCCCGTCAACGATAGCAAGCGGCCCGACACTCAATTGAACGGTTTGCGTGCCGTCATCATTGGTCAGCGTCAATCCGGTGTCGTAGGTGCCGGGACACAGCGACTGCATGTCCTGCAAGGTGAAGAACCAGCGAAACGTCCCGAGGTCGACAATCGTCAGCTTGCCGTTGGCGGTCGACGCCAGCAGCGAGCCGCTCGCGGTGCTGGTATCGTAATTGTCGCCGTAGCCGGATGATGCGCCCTCGCGCTTGGGGCTGATCTGAAACACCATCGAGCATGCGGACAGGTCGATGGGGTTGCTGTCGAGGTCGGTGACAAGCCCGATGAACACCCAGCTGGCCCGGTTGGACTGCGGGGGAAACGTGACGTGATACATGGCTACAGCCTGATGTAGAACGTGCAGAGCTTGCGCGGGCCGATGGTGCGATGCGCCGCGCCGTTGGTGCCGCCCGTGCTCTGGGAGGTGACGCTGATCGAATTGTTGCCGGTGAAGGGCAATTGAAGTGCTGTCCAGTCGCCCGTACCGCTGGCATACGGCACCGGGTTGCCGCCGGTTGAGGGAGAGGGCTGCGAGCCAATGGAGTTACTCGTCCCTGCAACATTGGAGCGGGGGCCGCCGCCCGAGGGGCCGACCGAAATCGACTGTGCGGCGTTGACGGAGGTGATGTTCGGGATTTGCCCAATCGCCAAGGCGTAACTCTCGCCGCCGCCGAACGCGCCAAGCTGAAGCGGGTTGCCGCCCCAGAACGCCGCCGTCAACCGGCCCGCCGGGGTGTTACCCATGTCATCGAGCGCGCCGATGGCGTAGCCGCGAAAGTCAGGCAGCGCGAGATTGCGGTTCAGGGTGTTGTAGTCGTTCGCCGCGTTGGTGCGCGCAACTACGTTCTGCGAGGCGTCGCGAAGCACCAGACTGCTGTCGGCGGCATAGAGTTGCAGGAACAGGTTCTGGGTGTCGGCCAGCGGCCGTTCGGTCGCGCCCGAGCTGGCGTTGCCGATTGACAGACCGTTGAGCCGCACATGCCCGGCGAAAGCGCCGACGCCGTAGCGCAGGATGATGTTGCCGGTCTGGTTCAATGCGTTCGGGTCGACCGTCGTGCCGCCACCGCCGCTGCCGCCGCTTGGCCCGATCACCAGAATGCCGTCGGAGGCGAGCTGCACGACGCCGGTCTTGTCCTGCAGGCGGATCTTGACCGTGCTGCTGCCGCCGCTCGACGCATCGGCCAGAAAGAACTGCGGCACGCGCCCGGCGGCGTCGAGCACCATCGGGTACGGCATCTTGATCGAGAGGTTGACGTCGGCGAATGCATCCTGCGGCGTCGACACCGTGCCCGCCTGCATGATGTACAACTGGCCGCCCGAAAGCGGTTTGCCGTAGATGTCGAACTGCTGTGTCATCGACAGCGGGATCGTGCCTGCCATGGCTTCCCCGATTTATTGCTGCAGCTGACGCATGAAGTCGTCCGCTGTGACGTCCTTGGTGCCGGTGGTCGAGATCAGATTGCGTGTCGCAAGCGCGTAGGCTGCGAGCGTCGCGGGGCCGGGTGATGCTGCCAGCGAATATTTTGCGCGCGACCACTTTGCGACCGAAGCGGCCTGCGCTGGCTTCGCCAGAATGCTCGCTACCACGCGACCGCCGAGGATCGCCTTCAGCGTCGTCAGCGGCTCGAAGAACAATGCAGCGCCTGCGATCTGCCGTCCGCTGCCTGACGGGTTGGCGAACTTCTGCAATTGCTTGAAGCGGCTCGACACCGTGGCGATATCATCGAGGTGCGTCTTCAGCGGATTGTCGGTCGACTTGAACAGCAGGTTCTTGCCCGCGTCCGATATCTTGTTGTAGTCGGTGATAAACCGTTCGGGACTGAAATTGCCCTCGACGTCGCGGCCAAGCCTGCTGATCACCGAGGAAGCAAGTTCATTCCAGTCGTCCGAACCCATCGCCTTGCGCGCCTGCGCCAGCTTGTTGATGTCGGCGCGCGACGCACTGCCCGCCATCGCCGTCAATCGGTCGAACACTTTTTCCGGCGCAGCATCGCCTTCGGTGCCGACAATCTTCGTCAGCGCCTCGCGGCGCGACGTCACCAGATCGGCGTATCGGTTGGCGCGGTCGAACGCGGTCGAGGCCTTCGGTCCCGACGCTGCGACCGACGTCTTGAGGTCTTCACTCAGGGCCCCGTAGATCTGCTTCAGCTGGCCGCCATCGACACCATCCGGCAGGATGCCGCGCGAGAGCATGCCGCCGATGTTGGTGCGCAGGTTCTTGATGCCCTCATAGGTGAGGCCGCCGGGGCGCTGCAGCGCGGGCAGCACCATGTCGACGGCCTTGCCGGGCGCTAGTCCTGACGCGGTCTGCTTGGCCGCGATCTGGCTCACGGTATCGAGCGTTTTCTCCAGCGGCGTCGTGATATTGGGATCGACGGCAGCGTCGACCTTGGCATAGGCCTTGTCGACGTTTGCCTTGCTCTCGCCCGTGATCCAGTCGGTAATCGAGTTGCTCGCGATCTCGCCGGTCTTGGCGGGCGCAGCCGCCGCTCCGTAGGAAGCGGCGACCTCACTGGCCTTGCCGCCGAGCTGTTCAAGAGACTGGCCTGCGGCCTTCACCAGTGGCGTTCCGCCGAAGGGGATGTTGGCGACCACCGCGCCCGCTTGCTGCACCGGCACCCTGTCGCTGGCCGCTGCACGCGGGATCTCGACGGGTGTGCCGGTCTGCGACAGCCGGTCAGCGGCGGCGACGACATCCGGACCCGATCCCGGCGGTGCCCGCGTCGGGGCAAAGCCCGGCGGCAATTCCTTCGGCACAGCCCCGTAGCGCGCCATGCCGAGGCCCGGCGTCAGCAGCTGCGTGATGAACTCCGGATATTCGCGCGGGATGCCGGTGACGTCCTCGATGGGCTGTCCGACCACCGAGCGGATCGCCGAGGTGGCGGGCGATGCCACATATCCGGCAGCGCCTGCGATTGTCTTGCCCGCGCCCATCAGCGCATCGCCGAGGCCCGCCAGACTGTATGGCTTGGCAGCGTCAAAGCCCTTGGAGACCTGATCGACGCCGCTCGACACCAGATCGAGCGCCTCGCGGCTCATCTTTTTCTGGGTGTCCCAGTAACCCGTGATCGGACTGAGCGCCTTTTCGACCGGCGACAGTTTTTGCCGCTCCGACAATCCGTGATCGGGGGCCTCATTGGTGTTGATGATGACGCGGGGCCGGTCGTGCCAGTCGACATTCTCGCCCGCTGGCGGATCGTGCCATGTGATGTCTTCAGCCATCATTTGTACTCTTTGGTGCCGTCGGAATAGAGGATCACCGTCTTGCCCTTGTTCGGGCCATCGTTCACCGTCCCGGTCCTCACGACCGCCTTTGGCTTCCTGTCGAGTTCAGCGGGATCGATGCCCTGCGCCTGCAGCCGCGCCTCGACCTGATCGCGCGGCACCCGGTTGGCGAGATCGTTGCGCGCCAGCCGCAACGCTTCATCCGCACCCGTGCCCTGCCCCGCCGAGGGCGCTCGCAGTTCAGGCGGAATGATCGTGGCGGGCGGCCGATAGGCGGCACCCGCCTCGCGCGCCATGCCGTGCATTGCGGTCAGGCGGTTCTGCTGCTTCAGCGCGATCACATCCGCGCTGTCGCCGGGCTGAGGGAAATATTGCTGCTCGGCGTTGGCGAACTCCGACGGGCTGATCGCCGCGCCGCTTTCCTTGCGCAGGATCGCGTTGACGAAATTGCGCTTGGCCTGATCGAACTGCTGCCGGTCGCCCGACAGGAACCAGTTGCGCACGACGTTGCCGCCATAGGGAATGTTCTTGGCGGCCTCCATCACCGTGCCGCCGGTCGCACCGCCGACGCCCTGATTGATGGTCTCGAACTTGTTGATGGTGTCGTGCGCTTCCGCCATGCGGTCGGTGTAGCTCGCGGCCTGCGCCTGATCGTGGTTCATGCCCTTGCCGCCACCCGAGACGAACGGGTTGGCGGCAGGCCCCGGCTCGGTGCCGGGGATCACGCCCTCCGGTCCCTGCTTCCTGACCCGCACCAATGTCTTGACGCCGTTGTTGTCGATCTCCTTGATCTCGTACTGGTTGCTCGCATCGGGCGACGTGTAGCCCTTGCCGATGATGTAGGCCTTACTTTCCGGCAATCTCGGATCGATGCCTTGGGCGACCAGATTTTTCGCGCGCCACGTCGGACTGTCCTCTTCGTCCTTCGCGGCGGCGCGGCCTTCCTGCGCCTGCTGGATCGCCAGCTGCGCATTGGCGCGGGCATCGGTGACAGCGAAGCGCGCGTCCTCGCGCTGCTGATCCTGCAGGCGGTTCTGCAGCGTCAATCCGAGCTGCGCGAGATCGGGATGTCCCGAGGAGATGAGCAGGTTGGCATTCTTCGCCGCATCCGGCCCGAGTTGCGCCAGCGTGTTCTGCTTCAGCTGGTCGGCCTGCGCCTGCTGATAGACCTTGCCGAGGTTGCCGAGCGACTGCCATGTCGACGGATCAACCGCTGAATTGATGTTGCTGTAGGAGACGGGTTCGAGTGCCATCAGGCCAATCCCCATTGTGCCAGCGGGCCAGCAGCTTGGGTCCCCACGCCGTAATCAGCGGCCGTCAGGCCGGGCAGCGGCTGCGCCGCCGAGCCGCCATAGGCGCCGCCGAGCGCGCTGCCGAGCCCGCTGCTCAAGGCGGCCCCGCCGAGCGCGCTACCGATGCCGCTCAAGCCGCCGGTCGCCACCATCCCGGCGATCTGCAGGCCCGCGTTGAGCAGGTTCTTCGCGCCCGCCGCCTTGCCCGCCGCTGCTGCGTTGTTGGCGTTCTCCATGCCGGTGGTGACGCTGCCTTCCAGACCGGTCTGCGCGCCCGCATATTGCTGCGCCAGATTGGCGAGGTTGGTATAGCCGCCCGCTTGCCCCTGTGCCGCGCCCGAGGTTGCGGTCAGGCCCATCCCGGCCATGTTCTGCAGGTTCTGCAGCCATGATCCGTATTGCTGGTTCTGCAAATTTTGTCCGAAGGTCTGCGCGTCGATGTCGGCATTGCCGCTGTCGTTCATGCCCTGCGCGGCACGACGGCGGTTGATGATGTCGAGACCGGCGTTGATCGCGCCCGTGTAGCCGGGATTGTTCTGGAAGGCCCCGGCCGCGATGTTGTTGCCGCCGGGACCGTTGATGCCGAGGGCGTTGCCCAGCATGCCGCCCGCGCTGCTGTATTGTGTGCCGAGATTGGCAAGCGGCGTGTAAGCCCCGATGGCGGAATTGAGGTTGGTCTGGCCGGTGTTGTAGCCGGTCGCCAGCTGGCCAAGGCCGGTGGTCTGGTATTGGCCCAGCAGTGCCTTGTTGGCATTCGCGGCGTCCTGCTCAGCGCCGCCGCCGAACAGCGTGTCAAGAAAACCTGCCATGTTAGTTTGCTCCGGGGAGAAACTTTTTCAGCGTTGCGTTCCAGATCAGCACCTGACCGTTGGTCATCGTCCCGATGCTGATTTCGGAAAACAGGTTGGCGAACGCGGTGAGCTGCTGGATTTTTTCATACCAGACCGGGTCGATGCCGGTCGGTGTGTCGATGTTGACGTTCTGCGCGGGCAGCACGATCTTCATTGCAGCCTGTCCACCAGCATGTCCGCACCCATGAATGCGAAGCTGAGCGGCGCGCTCTCCTGAAAGCGCCAGCGCACGCCCTGATTTTGTGCCTGCCCCCAGATCGAGGCCCGCACCCTGCCGTCGGTCAGCGACTGCCTGCCGATCTTGATGATGCGCGGATTGCTCCACGTCTGGCCGCCGTCCCTTGAGATCCTGATCGAGATGTCGGGGTCGGTTTGCAGCGGGTCGGTGCCGGTCGCGATGCCGACGCCCTTGGTCAGATAAAGTTCGATGGAGTTGATCCGGATCTTGTTCGGAAACGCGCCCATCGGCCCGGTCTCGATGCGGATCAGCAAGGGATCATTGAACTCGGTGTTGGTCTTGCCGTCGATCACCGCGAGGTTGCCGCTCTTCTTGTCGCCGCAGATCCACATCCCGAAGGCCCAGAGCGGAAACAGGCCGCGCCAGTATTGCTGCAGATGCGACTTGCGCTCATGCCACCCCTGCAGCGTGGTGTCGTATTCCCAGCACCACGCCGGTCCCTGCACCACGACGACGCCGTGGCCCTGACTGACATAGACCGAGACCGTGATCTTGCTCTTGTCGGGCTCGGCCTCGATCAAGAGATCGAGATCCGGCGGTGAGATCGGGGTCGCCGTGTAGCCGCTCAGCGTCGAGACCTTGAAGTCGTCGCCGACGAAAAAGATGCCCTTGCCGAAGCCGTCGTCATGGCCTGCAATCGCATTGATGCCGACGATGCCGCGCGAGATGGTCGAGTTGTAGCTCCACGGGAAGCCGGTGTCGTTGACGCCGCTCCACACCTCGATGGTGTTCGAGCCGCACAGCAGCAGCTGGCCGCCGAGCGGGAGCGCGCGAAAGAGCGTGTCGGGTTTGCTCTCGGCGGTCGCATTGCTGAGCGAGTTGATGTTGGTGGTGTTGACGTCGGAGGCGACGGCCTTGCCGTTTGAGTAGCTGAACACGAAATGGCCCTGCAGAAACCCGACGGCATTCGGCGAGCCGACGATATAGCCGGGGCTGTTCGGAAACGCCGTCACCGCGCCGCCATTCGTCCAGAACGCGCCGTCGCCGGGCGAAACGATGGCGACGTCGGGCGTGCCCGCGTTGTTGCGCGCCATCGTCACCGGGACCGTGCCGGGCACGGTGCCGGTGAGCTGCGTGCCCGCACCGCCGATGGCGGGGAAGGTCCAGACCGAATTGTCGATCACCGCAAAGATCAGACTGCCGACCAGCAGCGCGCCGCGAAAGTTCGCCCCCGGCGAGGTGCCCCATGGGCGCAGCCCCGGCGTCCGCCAGTAGGCGTAAGGCTTGCCTGCGGTCGCAGGCAGTTGTTCGGGATAACAATTGATCAGGCGGCCTCCTGCGGCCTGCGGAAGCCTGCCCGGTGCGTTCAGCAGGGGAAACGGAATATCGACCATCAGAAGAAGACCGTCCGCAGGATCTCGTAGGTCGGCGTCGTCGCGATCAGATGGCGCAGCCGCTGCTCATGCTGCTCGATGACGGTGAGATCCGGTTGTTGGCTGGAAAACTCGGCCGCCGCGTAGATCGCGACCAGCCGCGCGATGGTCTCGAACAACAGGTTCGGGATGTCGTCGCGGTCGGGCACCACCACGATGCGCGCGATCTCGGTCAGGACGTCATCGATGCAGCCGTCGATGGTGTCGTGCTCGACCGCGCCCAAGGCCTCGCCGGGCACAAACTTGCCGAGGATGGCGGCGGCCTTGTTGATCAGCTCTTCGGAGGTGTGCGACAGCGACGACATCGGTGTCTCCAAAAGAAAAGGACCGCTACCGGCGGCCCTTCTTCTTTTTCAGCTTTTCCGGCTTCTTAGGCTTTTTTGCCTTGACCGTGTTCACCCGGCGAGCCGCCCGGCGGAAAGGGTTTTTTCCCTTCCTCCGCTTCAGGCTTGTCGTGCTTGTGCTTGTCGTCGGTCTCGATTGGCGGCTGCCCCTGCGCCTCGCGCTTGGCGTTCTCTTCCGCCAGCGCTGCGGCTTCGGCGGCCTTTTCCTTGGCGGGATCGGGCTTCTCGTCGGGCGCGTCTTTCGGCTCGCCACACTTGAAGTGCTTGTTGCCCTGCAGCTTCTCCAGCACGTCCTCATCGACGGTCACGGTCTCGGCCTTGCCGTCATAGAAGGTGTGGCCGAACGCCTCGACCACCTTGCTGTCGCCGGGCGGCGCTTTGTAAGTGACACTGACTGATTTCTTCGGCATCGTCGTGGTCTCCCGTTGATTTCATGTGAAACAGGGGTCGGATTGGTTCCGACCCTTACAAAGCGAAGCCCCGGAAATAAAGTTCCAGAATGCCCGGCGCGGGCGCGCTCGACTGCGTCGCGATCAGGAGCTGGATCTCGGTGTCGGAGAACGTCCGGAAGAACGTCCCGGTCGACGCCATCACAGGCAGCGCGCCGCCAGCGGCCCCGATGGTCGAGCCAGAGAGATAGCGCGTGGTGTTGCCGGGATCGCCGATGGAGAGAACCAAGGCGGTGCCGAGGGCCGGAACGGCAGGACCGACCATGTCCATGATGACGAAATTGGCGGGGATCATGAACATGCCAACGACGTTGTTGGTGGTGCCGAGATCGACCGCCGACAGGTTGATCTTGCGGCCATAGCATTTCATCGTGCGTGCGAAGCCCTGAAGCCCTTGGGCGGGCTGGCCCCAATCTTTCCGATAGACCATTTGCGTTCTCCCTTTCCGGGTGGGGTTGTCACGGCGCGGATCAGCCCGCGCCGTGTCTTGAGTGTGAGGGTGGGGGTTAGACCCAAAGCCTCAGTGTGAGGGTGGGGGTTACGCCGCAGGCGGTGCCGCGACGAAGCCGGTCACCATGCCCCAGTCGACCAGCGTGCCGAGATCGGACGCGGGCGCGAGTGAGGAGGCCTGCGGGTTCTTGGCGATCTTCGCGGTGCCGTACTGGCACTCGATGCCGAGGCCGGTGACGAACTCGTAGTCACCATCCTCCAGCGTGGTCGGGCGCGGCATCTGGCCCACCGCATAGGCCAGCGCTGCCTGACCGCACAGGAAGTACGGCTCGCAGTCGACGCCCGCCGCACCGGCCCCCTTCAGGAGCAGGCGCTGCGTGATTTCGGGAATGTTCTTGTAGAGCACGCCATCATAGAGCAGCGCGCCACCCGTGAAGATCGGGTTGGTCTTGGTCGCGTTGCCCTCGCGGGCGCGGGCATCGCGGTTGGCTTGGAACATGGTCGGATCGTTCTGCAGGCTCTTGAACCCGCGATCCCCGAGGAAGCAAACATACATTTCCTCGTCCAGCTCCTCGATCTCCCACGGCGTGATCTTGGGCCGACCGTTGTATGCGCCGGGGTTCGACGGATCGACACCCGACTGCTTGGCGAGCTGCTTGGCGAGCGAGCCCACCGCCGCCGTCATGCTGTCGGTTGCGGTCGCGACGTTGCCGATGGCGGTCGAGAAGGTCGAGGAATAGTTCGCCATCTTGGCCCCGAACAGGGTGCGGTCGTAGTTCGACGCCGTCCAAGAGTTCTTCTGCGCGGTGGTGGATGCGCTCCAGCGAACGCCGTTGACGCGGTTGCCGGGTGCCGACAGGCGGCCCGACTGGATCGCGCCGGTCGGGATCGACAGCAGCGTGTCGGTGAGATCGTCGCGAACGATGCGACGCGCCCAGCCGCGCAACAGATCGCGCGCGGTCGAGCGGACGTTGAACGAGCTTTCCTTGTTGGACGCCCTGTTGTTCGCAACCGCGTTGCGACCCCAGTCGGCCCAGATCGGGAAGCCGTAGCTGTCGAGCTGCTCTTCCGCGCCGCGCAGCGTACCGGCACCGACGCCGTCGCCGGTCAGCTGGTTGACCAGCGGCACGTTGATTTCCTTGCCGTCCGCTTCGAGGTCGGCAAGACGCACGATGACGTTGGACGAGCTTTCACCCATGAACGGGTCAAAGCGGGATCGCCGAAGAAAGTCAGAGATGACCTGACGGCGAAACTTGATGAGTTCGTTGGCTACATGATTGGTGGTGAGCATTGCCGCACCCTTATGGGTCGCGGCGCTCTGGCTCGCTTGTTAGCGATGCCGTCTCAGCGCCGCTTTGCTGAAGTTGCGGCCCGGAACAGCTCCATGTCGGACGGCTCAACCTGTTGGGTGTCGCCGCCACCGGCACCGATGTTTCCGAGCGATGGCATTTTGGGGATCGCTGACTTGACGGGTGGTGCGCTGACGAACGAACCGTTCGAGCTGGCTTGGTTCTTGGCGAACTCAAGCGCCGCCTTCAGATGCTCCGGATCTTTCAACGCTTCCTCGCGCTCGCGCTTGCGGAAGGCATTCAGATCTCCACCGACTTCATGCAGCAGGCTGCGCTCATGATACCAACCGGCAATCACGCC